TTGAATCAAATGGTTCAACACACATGCTCTTTGTAGATGCTGGAAACAACAAAGTTTTAATGAGTTCTAATCCAGCTTCTGATACTCAATCAACACCACATGATACTTTAAAGCTTGCTTTAGCTTATGCTTCAAGTGGTTCAGATGGTGCTGCTGGTTTAGGTCCGAGACTAGTTTTTTCAATACCTGATGATGAAGACAATCCAAGTGTAGGGGGCGGTATTGCAGTAGTAAAAGAAAGTGCTGATGATAGCAATAGTATAGCAACAATGACTTTTGCAGTATCACAAAATGATCAAACCCTAGATGAGGCTATGCGTATTTCTTCTAACAAAGGGCTTAATATTGGCACTACATCAGGAGCTAGTGCAGGAGGAATACAAACCTATGTAGCTGATAATGATGAAGCTGTTGATTGCGAAGGACCAGGCAGAGTTAATTTCACTATAAATTCAGATGAATCTGGTGGTAATAGATGGTATTTCAGAACAGCAGGTTCAGGTAACTTTGGAAGTGGTAATGGCGACCTTTTAGTTTTAAGAGAAGATGGTACACAAATAATGAAGTGGGATTTATCTGCTATGACTATTGTAGGAGATTTTGATGATACATCAGACGTTGCTTTAAAAGAAAATATAATAGACATAACAGATGCAACTGCAAAGATAAAAGCATTACAACCAAGAACTTTTGATTGGAAAGATAAAAACAAAACGCAAGGAACTAATGGATTTATAGCACAAGAAGTAGAAACTATTTTGCCGAAGTTAGTTCATGGAAATGACTATGATGCAGAAAAACCACATCACGGACAAAAAGCTATTAATACATCAGGTATCTTAGCTGTAGCAGTTAAAGCCATCCAAGAATTAGAAACAAGAATAACAACCTTAGAGGGATAAAATTATGGCAATATCATATACTTGGGATGTAAACACTTGTGATGTGTTTCCTACAAAAAAAGGTAAATCAAATGTAGTTTATAACGTGCATTGGAGACTCACAGCAACTGATGACACAAACAAAGATTCAGATGGCAACAACTTGACTTCTACAGTTTACGGAAGCCAAGGTTTAAATGTATCTGATTTATCTAGTTTTACAAATTGGTCTAGTTTAGACGCAGCTAAAGTACAAGGTTGGGTAGAGGCTGCTTTGGATAGAGATGAGTCTGGTAAAGTTGCAACCCTTAAAACAAATTTAGATGCAAGAATAGCAGAAAAAATATCACCTAGTTCAGTAACTAAAACATTAGGATAAAATTATGGAACAACAATACTTTATAAACATGCTACAAATATTAGATGCGTCAGTAGAAAGAGGCACTTGGAAAGGTCCTGAAATAGAAGGCATAGCTGGTTTACGCAAACAAACACTAGAACAGATTAAAGAAATGGCAGAAGCTTCTCAACAAGAAGAAGCCCAAGTTGAATCAATCACTAAGAAAATAGGAGAAAAGTAATGGATATAATTATGAATTTAGTTCAATGGATTACAACAATAGTAACAATTGCTTCTATAGTAGCAGCTTCTACACCAACACCTAAAGATGACGAATGGATTGGTAAGTTATATAAATTTATTGATTTGTTGGCTGTAAATATAGGTAAAGCTAAAGAACAAGCTCCTGTAGTAGAGTCAAAAGATGGCGACAGCTAAAGATGCTTTAAGTGCTATAGAAACGCACGAAAAAGAATGTAAATTAATTTATAAAAGCATAGACGCTAGATTAGAAGCTGGTTCTAAAAAATTTGATAAATTAGAAATGATGCTTTGGGGTGTATATCCATTTATACTAGCTACTGTAATAGCAGCAAAGTTTATATGAGCAAAAAAGCAAAATCAAAAGTAAATCAAGCGGGTAACTATACAAAACCTGCAATGCGTAAACGTCAATTTAAAAGAATCAAGGCTGGTTCTAAAGGTGGTAACGCAGGGCAATGGAGTGGCAGAAAGGCACAAATGTTAGCTAAAGCATATAAAAAAGCTGGTGGTGGATATAAGTAGTGTCTTACTTAATTAGCAATATACCTCAGTTTAAATGCTGGGTAAGAAAAGAATTTACTTGTAATCATCAAAAATATCACGGGGAATATATTCATGCACTAGCCATTGCTGTTAATACTATTCCAGATAGATCATTAAGTTTTCAAGTAGTATTTACTGGATGTGAAGTTGATAGTCATGAAGATATGGAAAATGTTCATGGTGGTGCTATGTGGGCAAGAATGCCAATACAAGCTTTAGTTGCTGACATACCTGTAGAAGAGTGGGCTTTGCCAATGGAAGATCATTTAGCTCAACCTTGGGATTGTGAATCAAGAGATCACTCAGTAGTTATATTAGACAGAGTAAGTTCTAGCCCCTGGATTTGTAAGATTAACAATGAGTTTTACCAAGGTAAATATTTGTTTACTGTAGATTACACAGATAACTCTATAGCAGATGATCCAGCACAACATAAACAATCTCATGTTTTATATATAACTGAAGAGTGTGAATGGAAAGGAAATATAGTTGCATTGCCTAATAATAGAGTAAGAGCTACAAGTCCTGCTTTATGGAGAACTGGAGAAGGTGCACCTGACTTTGCTCCATCACAACACATACATTCAGCAGAAGGACATGAAAGTTATCTTGATCCTTTAACGACTTTCAATAATTTATATAGTGAGGGATTTGAAGAGGAAGATTAATGCCATTAAAAAAATCACAAAGAAGTTTAAAAAACTGGACAGATCAAAAATGGCGAACCAAGTCAGGTAAAAAGTCTTCTAAAACAGGAGAAAGATATCTTCCTGAAAAAGCTATTAAAGCAATGTCTAGTTCCGAATATGCTGCTACTACTAGAAAGAAAAGAGCAGATAAAAAGAAAGGTAAACAATTTTCTAAGCAGCCAAAGAAAGCTGCAAAGATATCAAAGAGGTATAGGTAATGTATGAATATGCTTGCAAAGTTGAAAGAGTCGTTGATGGCGATACTGTGGATGTTGTCTTGGACCTCGGTTTTGATATTCTTTACAAGTGTCGTGTTCGTTTATATGGTATTGATACTCCCGAGTCACGCACTCGTAACTTGGATGAAAAGGCTAGAGGAAAAATGGCTGGGGCTTTCTTAAAACAAGCTATAGATAATGGCACTCAAGTTGTTATACAAACTAAATTAAAAGATTCTAGAGGTAAATTTGGTAGAGTTTTAGGTAATGTAGTAGTTGATGGAGTAAATATTAACCAGTCAATGATAGATCATTACCATGCTGCTGCTTACTTTGGACAAAGCAAAGAAGCAATAGAAGCAGTACACGATGCAAATAGAACACGCTTAATTGAATTAGGATTATTTGAGCCTACAAATTAATGGAACAAGCAGTAACATTTATAAACGAAGTAGGCTTTCCTATAGCAGCAGCACTTGGTCTAGGTTTCTTTATATGGAAACTTATCAACAGAATTATTGATGGCATGGAAACAAAGCTAGATGTACTAGACGAAAAACTTGCAGTACAAATAACAGCAATGGAAGAAAGGTTAGGAGGCAAGCTAGACTCTCAACATGGAATACTGGTAGCATTGATAGATAGAATTAGATCACTTGATAATGAAATCATTAGACAAGACACTATGATTAAAACAATTTTAGGAGTTCCTAATCTTATAGATATAGATAAAATCGCTAAAGCAGAAAGAGACGATCAACGTAAAGATTAATGGAAAAAAAAAGACCTGATGAATTATTACTGATAGCTTCTATGATAATTGTCATGTTTGTAGTTTTATCTGTACAAGCCGATGAAATGACACACAAGTTTAAGAACCCTAGTTTTTCAGGAGTTGGTACATCAAGTCATTACTTAACTATAGAGAACCAAGAGTTTAATAGAAAAGAAACTATACGAGAAGAGATTAGAGCTTATCAAGAAGACTTAGAAAGAGAAGCTGAAAATACTACGTTAGCTAGATTTATTCGTAATTTAGAGAGTAGAATATATGCACAGCTTAGTAGACAGTTAGTTGATAGCCTGTTTGGTGAAACTGCATCTGATTTTGGTGTTCTTGAACTAGAAGGCAACACCATAGAATATAAAGTAGAGGATGATAAAGTAACATTAATAATTACAGATGAAGAAGGCAATACAACAGAAATTACTGTACCTCTCGGTTCTTTTACTTTCTAGTTGTGCATTAATAGTAGACCCATTAAATAATGGTATACCACCTATAAAGAGCATTGAATTAGCAGAAGTTGGTGAATTACTTACAAATTTATTAGAAGTAACTAAACCTATAAAAAAACCTGTAGTAGCTGTATATCCTAATTCTTTTAAAGACAATACAGGACAACGAAGAAGTAACAGTCAATATGCTAGTTTTAGTACAGCAATTACACAATCGCCTGATGCTTATCTTATAAGGGCATTAAAACATTCAGGTGTTTTTGATGTAGTTGAAAGAAAAGGTTTAGATAATTTAACAAAAGAACGTCAAATAATACGAACAACTAGAGAAAATTTTGATGAAAAACAAAAAGTAAAGCCTTTGTTATTTGCTGGAATATTAATGGAAGGTGGAGTAGTAGGATATGAAACCAATGTTAAATCAGGTGGAGCAGGAGCAAGATACTTAGGTATAGGTGGCTCTAAAGAATATAGACAAGATTCTGTAACTATATCTCTACGCACAGTATCAGTTAGTACAGGAAAAATATTATTAGAAGTTTTAGTTACTAAATCAATACTTAGTGCATCTATATCTTCTGATGTGTTTAGATTTTATGCAAACAATACTGAGCTAGTTGAAATAGAAAGTGGCATAGTAGAAAATGAATCAATAAACATTGCCTTACAAATGGCAGTAGAAAAAGCTGTTTTACAAACAATAGAGGAGGGATATGAAAAGGGCTATTGGAAACAAAAAAATGAAGAAGTTAGCATTAATGAGCCTAGTTGTAATGACGAGTGTATCGCAACTATACGGGGCTGATAATGAGATATTTATAGATCAGTCAGGTGCTACATCTAACTTGGATATAGAACAAGTGGGTGGTAGCGGTAATATAATTGGTGGAGCTACTGCTGCTGCTGGTTCTATGACTGCATTAGACATTGATGGTGCAACTATGACCTTAGATATTCTACAGAAAGGTTCAACAAACAAATTTCTTGGTGATATATGGGCAGATAACTACACAGGTTATTTTTCATTTATAGGTGATACAAATACCTTTAATATGTCTACAGACGAAACAAATGCAACTGGTGCTGATGGTTCTAATGTAAACGTACAGGTGACTGGCAATACAAATACAATGACTCTTAATCATGCTATGACTGCACTAGCAGCTAACTTAGATTTAGATTGGACAATACAAGGTTCAGGCAACACCATAACTTCATCTATAGATGTAGATGGTGCTACTAATTTTATGGATATTGATGGTTCAGATAACACAGTAACCTATGATGGAGATGGATATGCTGGAGGTTATTTCTACCTAGATCATACTGGTAGCACAAGGACATTTAACATAGATCAGGAGTCTACATCAGATAATGACTGGCTTAAAATTACATCTGTTGGCTCTAGCGGTACTGTCTGTGTTACTCAGTCAGACGCAACGACTTCATTCGTCTGTTGAAATAGGTTCTATTTCAGAAGTTAGAGGTAACGCACAAGTCCTAAGAGACAAAGCTTACGGAGCTAAATTACAGTTTGATATACAGCAAATGGATGATGTTCGTACAGAATCAGGCAGAGTAGCCATAACTTTTCAAGATGAATCTACTGTTAAACTAACAGAACACTCCAAGCTAGTTATAGACGAATACATATACGATCCTGACCCATCAAAATCAAAGATGGCATTAAAGTTTGCAAGTGGTACAGCACGTTTTATAACAGGCAAGTTTAATAATAAAAGTAATATATCTATACGCACACCTACTGCGGATATAGCAATTAGAGGTACAGATTTTACTTGTACAGTAGATGAACTAGGTAGAAGTCTAGTTATATTGTTGCCAGACGAAAATGGCATATCTAGTGGTGAAATTTTAGTATCTACAGCTATGGGTAGCGTTACATTAAATAAACCCTATCAAGCTACCACAGTATCTGTATATGAAAACAATCCTACTAAACCTGTTACTTTAGATATATCCCTGGACTTAATTGATAACATGTTGATTGTTAATCCACCACAAGAAGTAGAACAACAGATAGAAGAAACACAATCTAATACAACAGTAGATTACTTAGAGTTTGATGATCTTGATATAGATTATCTTGCTGAAGATTTTTTAGATGCAGAAGCAGAACTAGAATTTACAGAACTAGATATAAATTATTTAGATGTAAACTTTTTAGAAGACTTGCTTAACGTACTAGATGCACTAGCACTATCTAAAGAAGAAGATGCTCTTAAACAAGGTGGTGTTGGTATTCGTATAGCTGGTACAGAAATAGGACAAGATAAAGACACACAGATAACAACTATAATATCTGGTCAAAACATAAGCTTTACTAGAACAGTCAATCAAAGTGCAAAATTAAATCTTAATGGTTCTGGTAGTTATACAGTAATACTTATACAAGATGGAGTATCTAATACTGTTAAAGTTAATGGCGGTTCTTCAACAACAATAAAAATAACTCAAGGATCGTGAAAAAAGTATTATTAGTTTTAGTTATAGTTCTATCACTTCCATTTGTTATGCAAGTTAATATTTTAGAAATATTAAAATTAAAAACATTTGATGCTTTAGTTCCTGACCAAGAACCTTCTGGATACTTCACAATACTTAATATTACAGAAGATGATATAAGTAAAGAAGGCGGTTATCCATTACCAAGACAAAGGCTTGCAGAGGTGCAATCGCAGTTGATACAAAAGGGAGCTTTAGGTGTTGGCTGGGTAATCGCTTTTCCACAACCTGATAGATTTGATGGAGATGAAGAGTTTGCAGAATCTTTATCTTATGCTCCTAGTGTTTTGGCAATGTTTGAAAATAACAATCAATCATTTCCTCCTACAACAGGAACAGTAATATTAGGTGATGAACCACAAGGTATATCTGCACAGGGTGTTATACAAAATATAGACATACTAAAACAGAACGCTAATCAAGGTATAGCAGTAGCTAGAACTGATGTAGATAGTTTAGTAAGACGTTTACCATTACTTTTAAAAACTAATGATGGATGGGTATCTGCATACGGAACAGAAGTATTAAAAATTTTAGTTGGTGCAGATACATATGTTATTAAATCTAATCCTAATGGGATAGAAGAAATAAGAGTTAGAGGTTTGCCTCCAGTTAAAACAGATAGTCTTGGTAGAAAGTGGTTAAGTTTTGTAGATACACCACAAACTAATTTACAAGAAATGAATGTTAAGGGAAGGTTTGTATTTGTGGGTTTTACTGCTAAAGGAATAATGCCTCAAATAGCAGTACCAAATAACAAGTTACTTGAGCCTCACAAAATACAAGCTGCTTTAGCAGAGTCAATCTTAATACAAGATAGTCCATATATACCT